GCATATCCTGTATCGTTTCATACATTAGAAGTATTGAAACATAAAGAGTTACCAGAGATAGATAGAACGCAGTGGTTATATAACTGCGCTTATACTCAATGGAAGATGTCAGAACTAAATAGTGGTATAGTACATGAAAGATTATTGAATGATTATAACACATAAACTACAAAAGAAAGATTGTTTATCTCATCAAATCTGGCCTGCGATAGAAAAGGGTTGGAAAGATGAAGCTAAGAACATACACTTTTTTTGGGGTTTAGGTGGAAGTAATATAAAGAATATACAAGAAGTTTCTGAAAAGGGTGAAGAATGGTGGTATGTAGATGTTGGCTATTTAACACAACAAATAACAAGATATCCTAGTCCAATAATACATGACAAAGATAAAACATATTTTAGAATAATCAGAGGTGGTATTCATACCACAAAGGGTAAAATTGGTAATGGACAAAGATTGAATGAATTAAAAAATAAAGGTATTGATGTTGAGTTTAAGGGTTGGTATACGGGAGAAACCAAACACATATTAGTATGTCCTTCATCACAAACAGTTACCTTTCATACAAATGGTATAAACCAAGATCAATGGATTTATATGGTGACAGAAGAATTAAAGAAACACACAGATAGAGAAATAAGAGTAAGAAACAAACCAAGACCAGGAAACGAATGGTGGAATACAGATATAAAAGATGATTTAAAAGATTGTCATTGTTTAGTGACAAATATGAGTTTATCAGCGATAGATGCGATACTAAATAAAGTACCAGTTATAGCCGCTGGTAAAAATATTGCGGCGCCAGTATCATCACGTAGTCCAAAGTTTGTAGAGAAACCATTTAGACCTGGAAGAAAAACAATAGATGAGTGGTTAAAGTATGTAGTTGAAAATCAATTTACTATCCAAGAGATAGAGAATGGAACTGCATATGAAACTCTAAAGGTTCAAAATGAAAATTAGATATTATAAAAATATTAATGGCGCCAGATGGATTGGTTTTGGTTTAGCGATGACGAGTGTGTTTATATTATCCAGTGCGAACATTGCAACACAATGGGTTGGTTGGTCTTTAAGTGTGGTATCTTGTATGATGTGGATTTATTTTGGTTACAAAGATAGAGATTGGGCAAGAACATTGATGGAGTTAATGTATTTAATTATGAGTATGAGAGCAACTTACAATTGGTTAGTGATATGAATTTTGTATGTGTATATTATGGTGACAAATACCAAATAGATTATGTTGAAAAGTTGTATAATATGGTACAACGAAATACAACATTGAAACATAATTTTATATGTTTTACAGATAACACAGTTATAAGAAGAAGATTAAAACATACCAGTATAGAATTTAGAGAATTTGTTAGACACGATTTTGAAGGTTGGTTTAATAAGTTACAATTGTTTAGTCCAGATAGTAAACTTGAAGGCAATAATCTATACATGGATTTAGATGTAGTTATTTTAAAAAACATAGATGAGTTATTTACTATTGGCGAAGACCACAACTTCGTTGGTATGAATGACTTTAATCCTACGAGTGGTCAATTCAATTCTAGTATTATGAAGTTTAATAATAATACAACTAGTGATTTAGTATGGAAAGAGTATATGAAAAGACGAGGCGACTTTAAACATCACACCGGCGATCAAAATATCATAACAGATTTAATTAAGAAACATAAAGACACTATATCATTTCCTGATTCGTGGACACAATCATATAAGTGGTTTAATAGAGAAGGTAAAAGATATAATAGATCAAAATGGACCTTTGAAAAAGACCCTAATGCTAAAGTCTGTGTATTTCATGGCCACCCCAATCCACATGATTCGGACCAAGAATGGGTCAAAAAATTGTGGGTTTAGAACAAAATAAGAACATTTACCTTTAAAAACCTAGTAAAATCAACGCAAAATAAGCTATTGACTTATATTGTATTCCTGATATTATAATAATATGAAAACGGTTGATTTAACTATTATTTTCCTTTCTTTGTTTAACTATACTTCAACCGTTTTCTACAAAATTTTTAACTTGACAAATAACTTAAAATATGATATTATTAATATAACAAAGGAGAAAACACTATGTCAAAATACAAACAATATATAGAAACTTCAGTAGAAAATCAAGTTGATAAGTTTATCAATAAAATGAAAGACGGTCAAATTGATTTAGATACTTGTAAATCAAAAATATTAGAGATTGATAATCTTAATATGGTTGGTATTGATGAAGATAATATTGAAGAAGTAATCACACAGGAGATTCAATAATGAGTAAAACATTTAACGTTTGTTATTTAAGAGAGTACATGGATCCTGAACATCAAGGTGACTTCTTTTATCACTATGAAACTGTGTATAGAAATGTACCAGAAAATTTTAGAAAAAAATTTAAAAGTCAAAAAACAAAGATGAAGATTATTAAGTTTTTAGATTGGAACTATAAAGAGTCAGCTGAAAATTTTGCTAATTCTACAAGAATTGAATTAATTGATGAAGACCAATACTATCAAACTTATGAAGATGTATGGCCAGATGTAGCTGCTGGTAATAAAAACTTATTCAATGACTATGGTCAGAAATGGGATAGACAATCTTTAAGAAAAGATTTTGATTTGAAAAAAACAAAAAAACACGTACCAGTTTATAATGAAAGAGGTTTACAATAATGAAATATAGAGAAGATGAAATTTTAGATGAAGTAAAAGAATATATCGGTAACACTTACAACCAACACTATTCTACAACTAAAGATGGTTTCCAAGTACAAGATATGTTAAGACAACTTGATATAGATAAAGACTTCTGTCAAGCAAATGCGATTAAATATCTTTGTAGATATGGAAAAAAAGACGGTAAGAATAGAAAAGATTTATTAAAAGCAATACACTATATTGTTTTATTAATGAGTAGTGAAGACGAAAGTGGTAATAAAAGAGGTAAAATATTTAAAGATTAAGAAGGAGGACTAATATGACTATTGATACAAATGTCATTTTTACAGATAAAGACGTAAACAAAAATCTGTACAGAAAGAAAACATATTACAATCTTGTTATAGAACAAGAAGTATTAGCAAAAGATAAAGATGAGGCTGATAAGTTATTTGGTGAATGTGGTATAGATCACTCACAAATCAACCACGAAATAACAGAAACAAAAGATGGTGTTGAAACTTATATGGTAGACGCTAATTATACAGAAAGTGGTAATACAGAATACATTGGTAAGGTTCTTTATACTGATGATGAACACGCTGAAGAAGACGGTGATGTGGAGTTAGATCAATACGCTGATGAAGTAATGCCAGATGCAGTTGATACAATGATACAATTAGAAGCAGATTTAGCAAGAGGTAAGTAATATGGAAATGTTATTATTAATTTTAATTATGTTGATGTTTGCTATAGCATTTGTATATGCAGGCGAAATAATGTTATATTTAAGTTTAGTATTTGGTTCTTTAATTAGAGATATACAAAACTTTTTTAAGAAAGGTAAGTAATGCACGATTTATTAAGACCACTTGAAGATTTAAAAGAGATCAAAAAATCATTAGGTGAAAATACAGATAATAAAACTATGAAACTAATTGACACAAAGATTGCTGAGTATGAAAGTGATATTAAAGCTGTTGAAGATTATTTAAGACAAGAGTCAGAAAAGATTGACACAAGTTTTTTAGATGAAGTAAATACAGGTTCAGTTGTTTCATCATTTACAGTAGGTCCAATAAATCACGGTGAATTAGATGATACTGTAAAAGTAACTTATGGAATAGAGGACGAAAAGTAATGCCTTTTGGACCTAACGCATTAAGAAACAGCAGAGAGGAATATGTTTTAGAAAAGATAGAATATTTTAAGGTAAATGAATATGCTGGTCGATCAGATTGGACTAGACATTATTTTAAAACATATAGAGATGCTATTAGAAAATGGAAAGAATTATATCGTATGGGTAAAAAGGTATTGATCTATGCTTGTAGAGATGATAGTTTAGGTGAAATGTCAACGGGTATTAATGATAGGAGTATATTTAAAAATGAGCAATCAAAGACCAGGTAAGTTACAAAAACCGTTAGATAGAAATGGTGATATGCAAGTCTATAAGTTTTTTAAGACAGCTGCGATGATCCTAAACGATAGTGGTAAAGAAGACGAAGCATTTTATTTTGAGCAAATGGTGGATTGGTTACAGAGTGGTAAACCATTACCTACTAGTGAAAAAGATATAATAACGGCTTTAGGAGTATAACAACTATGAGTTGTAAAATAGTGAAAAATAGGGGTATAGTGAGTATCGAATCAAGTATGAATTGCCAATCCAGCGGTCGCTCAGCGGTACAAAAATCAATAAAATCAACGATTTTTAAAGGGTTGACAATTAAATCAATACCTGATAGAATAAAGACATTATTAACAACAAAAACGGAGGACTACAATTATGACATCATTTAGATACGATAAAGAAAACTTATTCAAAGAGTTTGAAATCGCAAAGAATAAAGATTTGAAAGTGAGTAAAAATACTTATTCGAATCGTATTCAATTTCTAAAAGAACACAGAGATTTGAAAAAGAGTAAACCCGCAATCTATGAATTTTTAGATATTAACTTTGATAATCTTATTCTCGCTTACCAAGACAAAAGTCCGAGAGATTATTTTTACAAAAAAGTGTTCGGTATGACATACGCTGAGAAAAAGGCAGAAGAAGAAGCTGAATACTATGACTTAACAGATGGTAAAAAAATCTATATGAATAAAAAAGTACAAGATTCAGATACAGTACAATAATGACTAAAAAAGAAAAGTTAGAAAAGATGAGAAAAGACCATTACAAGTATATTCGGTCTTTAGGTGTTGACATTGATATTGATACTGGTAAAGTCAATAATACCTTTGAGGGTTATGATATGCCAGATTTAAAATGTCGACCATCTCTTCCGACTAGTGACAGAATTGGCGGTAGTACAGCAAAAAGAGTTTATGCTACACAACTACCCGCTGGTAAAACAATTAGTGTGGCATATAACAAAGGTCCTTATATGGTTGTTGATGCCAAGGACTTTAAAACTATGGGAAGGAAAATATAGTATGAGAACAATGATGCTAATCACAATTATGGTTTTATTGACTATGACTATGGCGAAGTCAGAAGAAACTGTAGAAACAAAAGTAAAAAACTATATTGTTAAAGAATGGAACGATATAAAAGAGTACCAAAAAGTTAATTGGGAAAAGGGTAAAGAACAAAATAAAAATAATTGGAATAAATTAAAATCTTTATTTGGAGTACAATAATGTTACACAGGATTGCTGATTTATGTAAAAAGATTGATGGTATTAAAATTCAAAGTGATAAACTTTATGATCTGAAATACAACAATC